GCCTCAACTATTGATTCTCTTGTCCCAGCATTTTTTCCATAGTATCCAGTTCTTATTTGCCAACGAACATATTCTCTCTCGGTCTCTTGATTTGGTAGCAAATTGCTCCCATCTGAACCAACAATATTTCGTTTCAATTTACAACCATTAAACTGACCAAGCCAAGCTGCATATCTATCATCAACATGATTTGGGTCAACAAGGCTAGATCTTAAAGCTGGGTTAGCCTGAAGCTCCATAGATGGAAGATTAACAACTTCACTTGGGTAGATTCTTAAGAACTCGTCATATATTTCATTTGCAGATACAGTCAAACAGTCCATCAGCCTGTGAAGTGGTGCTATTGGATTTTCCTGTTGAGAATCAATATCCCAGTAGAAATCTGGCATAACACTTCGGGCTCCGCTAACAAACCTGTTTGAGTAATACATCTCATCATCAATTAGGTGTGGGACAGTAAAATAAACCCTCTGTCCACCATGACCGGATATGTTGATTGTTATTGTAACGGTATGCTCGGATTCGTCATCTGGTAAATATTCCGTATTACTGCGCACCGTTGCGTACTCTCCAGCAAATACCCTAGATTCAACTCCGCCAGATATCGGATCATCGTCAATAGATAGAGTGCATGTAACATCGCATGTTGTATTTGTTTTTATTTTTGAATTAAATGAAAAACGCCTGCCATTATCACCCAGGACAAGAGGCACATCCGCTAGGGACAGGACCATGTCTTCACCGGCTTGATTTGGAACCAAATCTAAAACATATTCAGAATTGAGAATATAGTTTTCAGTAGATATTGATAGAGATCCACCAGTTAGCTCCCAGTCATATGTATAGACGGGTGTAACTTGAGCGCTTGTTGATCCACTAAGCGCTGTGTACCCTATAACATCACCAAAATCAGCAAATGTAACGCTTGAAGTTGTTACCCCAGAAACAAATGAAGATACCCTAAATGTTCCATTAGCTACAGAATAATTAGTAGATGCAGATATTACACTTCCGCTGCCAAGAATAGATGTCTCCATCGCTTCAACAAGAACCCTCTCGCCTTCATAAAATTGATATCCACTTGGCACAATAAGTGTTAGAGATGTTCCGTCTATGTAAAAATTACTAGCAGAGAATGATTGATTTCCACGAAGAGGAATTCTGACTCCAGTTGAACTATCAACTGTCAGTAGTGAATTCCTTGGTGTTAGACGATTAACTGTTTTTGGCATACTAAGCCGCCTGGAAGGTTATCGTTATGTCTTGCTCGAGAATATTTGGTACAGATCCTTTGTATCTAAAAATCAGGTCATCACCAATCTGTGGAAGCCACCCGGTGCCCGATGGTAAGAGGGTTAATTCATCTACATACCTGACTCCAGGTATCTTTGAAATAAGTGATACAAGCTGGGTTTTTCTAACTTTATCTTCCTCTACCGGGAACGATGATGGGCTTAGGTATTCAAGTATTGCACTTGTAACTACCTGTTGCAGTGGTTCTTGGTCAAAATTTTTATCAAGTACAATCGTTGCCTCAACCTCAAGTGGAAGTAGTGAAAAATCTCTTATATCAAAAGTTAGACCCGCAACTGACTTATCCGCAACTGAATCAAGTATTGTTTCCTTGTCCGTTGATGAAACAAAATCTGATATTCCATAAACAAATATAGTTACATATCCAGCATTATCTAGACCAGAAACGACGCTTGCAGATACAGACGCAGTTGATGCACATGCGCTATTTGCTCCGGCCGCAATATAGCTAAGGGTCAAGTCGGTTGTGGAGTCCACCTCCCATAGGCCATCAAAATTTGACTCGCCTAGCCCCTGAACACCATATACTGTTATTGCATCACCAGCAACAAACTGATGCTCGGAGCTAAAATACAGTGTTACAGAGTCTCCGCCAGTCCTTTCTCTGGCATATGGGAAATCCGTTTTATTGGTCAAAATATCGCCAAGATTTGTATCTCCGTATGTCAGGTCATAAGTTTTTACCCTGCCTACTACACCAGAGAAATTTGAAGATATATAGGAATCAACTTGTGAAGCTTTATTTAGAGACGCAGATAGCGAATCAAGAAAGGATACTGCCCTAGCTAGGTAGTCAGAGTCCGTATCCTCATTTATCCCATTTTCAAATACTGCTCCAGATTTTGCTGAAAGTATGTAGTTTGATGGAGACAGAATACTTAGATCAACATCTGACGAAATATTTGGTATTGTGCCAACTGTTATGCATTCACCAAAAACCGTTCCACTTGGAAATGGGTCACCCTCAACAACAACCGATGCCGAAGCAATAACAAGTGGTTCAACTGTTTGAAATACATATTCTGTAACTTCATCTTCAAATGTTGTTTCAAAACCAAAAAGAGTGCCTTCGGGAACAGTTGCGCCGTCATAGCTATCTAAAGTAATTTCTATCTCAAGTCTTGCCGCAGTAGCCTCTTGACGTCTAACGCCCATCATGCTTAGAATTCCAGCCATTAGGCGGTCCGGAAGTCTATTTATTGCGACAGCATTTAGCCATGATATGTATGCAGCAGCTTGAAATATTGCATCCTCTGGTGTTCCTGGACGCAATTCAAACTCCGGTAGCGTGAGGCGAGCCATCTCAATTGAGTTGAGATATATATCTCCCGGCTCCTGGTCATAGATTGTTAAATCAATGTATTCAGAAAAATCAGCAGTCATTTTTATTCCAAGCCCTTAATAGCGAATGAGAAAGCAACCTCAGAGGTGCCGTTAGCCTTTTCGTCAACAGAGATTGCTGTTATTTCAACTTCTGGGACAAACTGAGCAGCACGTAGTATAAATAGACCTCTATCTACTCCGGTGAATGATGGGTCATACACCCCAAAGTCAGGGGTAAAAGGATGAGCCATTGGCTCAGTGAGTAGCGATATTGTCAGTAGTTGGGCATAGTAATCAGTCGTGCCCTCGGTTAACTTTTGTAAACCGCTTCTGTCAAATTTTATGGGAAATTTTATAGAATCCATAATTCACTCTTTAATCAAAAACATTTTAACTAAAAACTCGCATTGCTATTACAGCATCTGCATCGTCTACCGGACGTTCCGGATCTGGCGTAATCGCCACCCACGCAGATGCAGAGGAGCTATAAGAAAGCAGTTGGCCATCAATTGGGGCAACAGTTAGATCAACATCAGAAATATCGTCAAGTGATAGTGATACAGCCACCCACGCAGATGCGGAGGAGCTATAAGAGAGTAGTTGCCCATCAACTGGAGCAACCGTTAAGCCAACATCAGATAGGCCCTCGAGAGATACAGAAACAGGCGAAGAAACTTTTATTGTTCCTAAAATAATAAGTTTTGTAAAATATTCATCCGTAAATGTGCATACAACGCTGTCTCCAACCGACAGGAAGGAGCCTGTTGTTGTATTTAGTGGGAGAATCGGTCCATATATGGTGTTGAGTTCAGAGACCCTGACATAGACCCTTCCATCACCGACGGCTCTAGTTACGAATGCTGTATAAAAAGTCCCAGGTCTTTTAGTGACACTGTATGCCTTATCTCTTCTTACTATCTGTGGATCTCTTGCAACCATTACGGCCTTCTCCCAGTTTTCTGGATTCCACGACTAGGTGCAGAGTTTTTGTTCTTTTGCGTAACATCCGAAAGAATTGCCGGGATGGTGTTTTTACCAGTAGCTCCAACTGGTAACTGCTTAATATCTGTTTCTTTTTCTTTTTCTGGTTTTCTAAATTGTATGGAAACTGACTCTGGAGACAATTCTTGGAATGACACATCAGTGATGAGATAATGACCATTGAACTGTCCAAAGTCCTGTAGCAGTACGGTCATCCCTGGCCTTATTTGCGTTGCATTAACCCTATTGATAACTGCCGATCCCTCGCCATCAAAAGGCGAGTTATCAGAAAGACTCAATGTTGGATACTGCATGAGCTGAAACTTGTCGGAAAGTCTCCCAAGAGATGTCTGTGGCTGTTGGTTATATCTAAGTGGTATGTACCAGTCTTTTACTTCTATAAGTTTTTTATTACTATCTTTTTTTATAGATGTAGTAAATTCTATTCCCCATTTTTTTAATAGAAATCTTTGTGAGGCAAAAAATAGGTATCCATCTGCTTCAAAAACTACAAATTTGGCCTCACTTGCAATTGATGTAATTACGTCCCATACTGACTCTGAAAGTTTTCCGCTCTGAGAAGCTGCAAACTTATGCGACTTAGATGTGTATTCTCCATAGAATTTAAGGCCATACTTCTGGGCGGCTCTTTTTACATACTCCGAACCACTACCAGATATTGATTTTGGCTTTCTATCCCTCTTCATTTGCTGTATTGCTTTTGGGTAGCAATTAACCTGTACTTGAGGTGACGAACCAGGGCCATTTGAAAGATTTACTGAAGATATTTCAAATATTTGAGTAATTGGTACTGGCACCGTTGGGTTATTGGTATAAATATCGGTAAGTGTTCTTGTTTCATAGAAAACAGTTCTTCCAATCTGAAATGCATTATTTTTTAGCATTCTCAGGTCTTTATCAATAACAGTGAAACTCAATTGACTAGCAAGTGTCATTGAGTAATTTATTTCAGCACTAAGTAGGAATTCGCCAACATCTTCCGACTTGGTTGCATTTATATTGTCAGCAATGACTATCTTTCCGGCTGGCTTTTGATAGTTCGGGAGTCTTGTTATGAGGTTATTCATAATATCTATATCAGCTCAGGGTTAGACCAAGGGAGATTTGATAATTAGCCGGTGGCAAAACAGGTTCAGGACTACATTCTGACCATACAACAGGTCTTGCAACGCCCTTGCCGTCAACTAAGACACTTGTTGTTTGTCCAGGAGGCCTATATGTCCTTGAAGCTAAACTCCTACAGCCTTCTGGCGGTATAAAAGGTATTCCCGGTGTACGTGGAGGAATAGGTACTAACTTAGGAAATACAATCTTTGGAATTG